CACCTACTATTGGAATACTCCAGTTAATAACTTCAAAGGGATGGTTGAAAAAAGGTCTGCAATACACGATCAAAGGAACTGGAAATTTTGATGGAATTGTAGTTCCGTTTGACTATAAAGCGAATTTAATTTAATGCAGAAAAATATACTTTTGGGTAGGTTAAAAAGTTTTGGTGGAAACTCCAAAATGATAGTCAGGGATCAACAAGTTCCTGATATTATATCTGCTATGCTTTCTGCACACAAACTTTACGCAAGTGAATATGATAAAATTAGTCAAGATTTTTATTCAGGTGATGGTATTCAAACTGCAAAGAAACTTTTTGAATTTCTCAAAAAGAATGTCAGGTACAAAATAGAATCTGACAAAAATCAACGCATAATGTCGCCCAGTGCTATTTTGTCGCTGGGGAAAAATGACTGCAAAAATTATGCTCTTTTTATTATGGGAGTATTGGATAGTTTAAAACGCAAAGGATTAATAAATAACAAAATTTATTATCGTTTTGCCAGTTACAAACTGCTGGATGAAATTCCGCACCACGTTTTTGCAGTTATTCAGGATCAGAATGGCAATGAATATTTTATTGATCCAGTGCTATCAAAATTTAATGAAAGGAAAACATATTATCATAAAATAGATAAAGAACCCACTATGCCACTATATTCCGTTTCAGGTATTGGTGCTGCTAAAAAGAAAACTGCTGCAAAAGCGGTTACTACTGCTGCACCTAAGGAAAAAAAGAAAATTGTTCTTAAAATTGCACTTGCTCCAGCAAGGGGATCTTTTCTTTTGTTGGTAGGTCTTAACTTTATGGGACTTGCTACTAAATTGAAAAATGCTTTTGCAAATAGGGCAGATGAAACGCAGAACTGGTGGAAAAATTTAGGTGGTAATCCTAATGAACTTTTGAGAAAAGTTGAACAGGGAGCAAAAAAGAAAAAATTGTTGGGTGCTGATGTTGAATTTGCTTCGGAAGGTCAGGTTGGGGTAGTTGCTGCTGGAACTGCTGCTGCTGCTGCCACTGCTGCACCTATTTTGATCAAATTAGCTGAATTTTTAGCAAAGTTGGGAATTGATGTTAAGGAAGTTTCCGAAGTTGGTAAAAGGGTTTTGGCAAAACAAGTTAAAAATGTAGTTGAAAAGAAACTGGAAACTGATGCACAAATGGAACAGGCTTCACAGGATGAAGTTGATAGAATTGTGAATCAGGCTGAAAATTTCAATGCTGATGGATCTAAAAAAATGAATTATTTGCCCATTGTTATTGGTGGTGCATTGGTAATTTATTTGATCAGTCGCAAAAAATAACCACTTTCCTTTCACCTTTAATATGTATTCAAACTATCCAGTAAAGGCTTCAAAAAACGCAACTGAAGGATATGTTTTAAATCTTATGAAAGGAAGTTGCAAAAATGCAACTGGAGTGAAAACGGCAATGAAATTGATGAATAGGGATGTGCTGAATGAAAAATTTGTGAAAAAGATCTATTCATATCTAAAAAGGGCAAAAGTTTATGTTGGTGATAAAGATAGGTGTGGTTACATATCCTATCAACTTTGGGGAGGAATGGAAATGTTAAAATGGTGTGAACAAACATTAAAAAAGTAAATTATGACTGCAAAACAAAAGGCAGCAAGGGAAAAGTTCAAAAAGGTAGTTGCTGAAGCAAGTAAACTGCGGAAGAAAAATCCAAAACTTACTCAGGCACAAGCGGTGAAGCAAGCATGGGCGATCAGTTATTCAAAGGCTGGTAAGTCAAAAAAATTGGGTGCATTGCCTATTGATTTCAAAGGTAATTTTTTAGGATATAGATTTAAAGTATTGAATCAATATCAACTGGATGGCGGTGTAACTGCACAATTGGTTGAACTGGATGGAAAAGGTGATATAATTGCACAATTAACAGGAAATCCAAAAGAAAATGATCGTGCTGCTGCTGTTTTATATTCAGGTGGTTTAGCAACTGGAAAAGATGTTTATTTGGATGATAGTGATAAAAAAGATCTACAAAAAAGAATAAAATCTTTTGTAGTTGGATTGAATAAAGAAGTTGCTGCATATAATACTGGAAAAGATACAAGTAAAAAGAAAAGCAAAGGACTGAAAATTGTATATAAGCCTGAAACGAAAAAACTTGCAGTTGTTGATCAAATTAAATCAATACTGAAAGAAAATAAAAAAATATTAAAAGGTGGATATACTTTAAAATCAGGACAAATAAGAGAAAAGAAAGTTGCTGGATTCAAACAAACCAAATACTTAGGTGCTGCATCCAGTAAAGTAAAGGCAAGGAAAGGTAAAACAACTGAAATGCACACTGATACAAAAAGCCATAATGTGAATATAAAAGTTGTTAGCGGTTTTCTTGGAAGATTGATAATTAAAACTTTTAAACTATCCGAATTGAAGAAAATGAACCCTATTTATTTTGAAAAGGGTAAGGATAAATATTCAGGAACTTATGCAAGAAAATTAATTGTTTCTAAAAAATTAGAAAGTCAGGTAATGGTGGAAGCACAAAAAAGTCCTATAAATAATGAAAGATCTTATGTAGTAATGTTGATTAATGCAAATGGAAGTATAGGTATTGGAAAGAGGTTTGATACTATTTTTGGTGCGGCTGATTATATTGGAAAAAATATTATATTCTAAAATCTTGGGATCGTTCCCACATAAACAACAAAAAAACAAAAACAATGGCAAGAAGAAAAAGAAAGGCAGCCCCTCGCCGTCGCCGTTCAGGTAGAAAAATGGGTGCGATCGGTAAAGGATTTATCATGGATGCTGCTGGACTGGTTGTCGGTGCTGCTGCTGCTCGTGTACTGACATCTTCAGGAAAGATCCTTCCAAACATTGATGCTAAGATCAAGAGTGCTGCGGTTATTGCCGTAGGTGCATTTTTCCCTAAATTGATCAAGGGATCATTTGGAAAATCCGTAGGTGATGGTATGGTCGCTGCTGGTGGTCTTGGACTGCTTCAAGCAACCAATGTACTGGGTGCAATTGATCAAGCAATGGAAATTCCAGTATCAGTTATGGCTGGTGATGATCTTTCCGTAATTGCTGGTTACACTCCTGACAACCTTTCCGTAATTGCTGGAATGGATGAAGAATATTAATTTTGTAAACAAAGAAAAACAAATAAAAAATGGCAACTCAACATGGTGCAAGGCTGGTGTTTGACAATGCAAAAGCACTGGTTTCAAATGCTGGTTTCAACGTGAACCAAGCGGTTCTCTCTCAAAGCTACATTCGTAGTGAGGTAGCAATGTCAACTTCAACTACTTCTTATCACGTTCCAGTATTGATCAACGATACTCAAAACGGATCTTCTTTTGCAACCGAAAACAGGCTGCAACTTCAGGATGCTTTTGTAGTTAGCAAAATTGGTGTATTTGTAGCTATTCCAGCTGCTTCAACCACTACTGATTTCCAATACTACACTTATCCTAACGCTAAAGCGTTCACTACTGCTGGTGCTGCTGCTGCTCTATACAACCTTTACAATGGTTCAATGAGCATCAGCATTAACAATAGGAATATTGTTCCCCAGTGGGATCTTTACAAGCATTTGTATGTTCCCCAAACTCAGCAAGCAACTTCAACTGGTACTAACACTGCCATTGACCAAAATGATGCTTCTGAATTCGGATACTATCCAGTAGAACCAAATATCGTTTTGGTAGGATCTAAGAATAATCAAATTTCTTTGAACCTTCCAGCTGCAATTGGTACACTTCAGGCAACAACTGCCCCTCGTATCATTGTAATTTTCAGCGGTATCTTGGCACAAAACGTAACTCCAGTACGTTAATTTATATAAGGCAGCAATGCTCTAAATATAGTAATGCAAAGGGGGATGGCACGTTAAAAATAGAACCCCTATTTTTTAATAAATAAATAACCGATATGAATAAGGTTCAACAATACGAATTTATTGAAGTGGTAATTCCTCAATCTTCAACTGCAACAAGATTTTATTTTCCGGATCAGCCACAATTAAGATTCGTTTCATTGCTAAATTTAGTTTGCTATACACCAGGTGTAGTTAGTGCACTAGTTTTAATCGGTACCGCATTGTCATCAATTTCACATTTGCAAAAA